GGGAAATCGTACTAACTGTACGAAACTTAACATTACGTCTTTCCCACCTCCACGCCGAAGCGTAAGGTGAACTTAGTTCATATTAGCTTCGACAGTGTCCTGCTCAAAGAGCCCCTAGCGGCCGTATCACTAGGCACGGGTTGACCCGTGGGTGGTTGGGGGTATACTCCCCCCCCGAAGGAACCATAAAATGGATTTTAAGTGGCAACGATACCAACGGATGTGAGCACCGGGACGTTCACGAAGAATACAACGTCAAAGTCAGGGCCCGTACCGTAGTAAAGAGCTGTAGTGTGTACGCACGCTGGCGTGTTGCTCGCCTGCATAACGCGCGCTTCGATCTGCCACCAATCATTGTTCGCGTCACAAAGCGAGTCTTGGTTTGAGTATTCCGTGTATGGGTTCCACAGTTGGAAACCGGCACTGCTATAGTACGGAAGGTTCACCACCAGACCAGTGTTTGTTCTTGTGTTCGTGAGCGCCATGCCTGAAGAGCCCGACCAAGCGGATCTGTTCAGAGCTGCATTGCCAATGTTGGGAGCGTTCGCAAGGAAGCTCGTGTTGTTGGGACGCCTACTGGTGCTGGTAAGATATGTGCCCTCCGACATTCGAACCACAGACAGTGTGTCGAGAAACCCTTGCCCGCCTTGAGCTTGGTCATAGTTGATGGCCACGTTCACCGACCCCTTGTACCCAGCAAAACACGAAGCCACCAGATGTATGGGGTGGAATTTTGCATAGTTCACACGTTGCCCTGGACCCGATGAGGTTGTTCCTGTGTCCCAGCCATTGTTGATGACACCAGCGATCGGCGGAATCCGCTTAATTGGCAAACGGAACGAGGTGGCAGCGTTCAAACTGTTTGTGGTACTGAACCAAAGGCGCGACAGTGAACTACGGTGCAACAATTCTCGCAGAGAGACAATGTTCTCGCCGAAAACTTCTTGGAACACGTGCTCACTCTCCGAAGACTGCATAGCCGTTTTCTGCTCAGTAGCGTCATCATACTCCACCTTGCTTTGAACAACAGCAGCAGTCAGGACGGAAAGGCCCACATAACTCCCCTCGAACTCGTTCGACACTTCTTTAGGTCCAGCAAAACTAAAGTTATCTGCTGCGGACACACTGACGAGTAACGTGGCGGTCGATGATGCTTCAGGTGCTGTAAGCCTGTTCATGACCCGAACTGTGAGCACTCCATTGCCGTTACCAAAACCCTGGTTAGGTGGTGGATTGGCCGTGGACCAATTGACCGCTTGGGGCAAACCACCACTCAAAACATCTGCTTGTGTCTCAAGGAATTGCCGTTCTTGTGAAAAGGGCACGGTTATAGTGACCTCATCCTCCTCATCAAGGTCCACAACCCAAGCAAGCGTGTTCGGGTTCCCTAGTGTGGCACTCTGGTTCAAGTTGCGAGCACCACGATCCCAGAGCACTTGCAGGCGACCCTTGTGATACGGTGACCGCACCACCTTGAACGTGAATTTGATGTCACCTCGCCAATACTGGAACAGTTTCGAAATGTAGGAGAGGGGGCTGTGTGCAACCTGTGTGCCTACGAGCTGGAACATACCTGGACAAACGTGTGTTGAAAACAGGGCAGTTCCAGGGGTGAGCGTGGTGTCCCAAGCACTTCCGACGATGAAGGATGTCCGTTCGACAAAGCGACTTATCGCAAGGTCATCTTCTTCGGAGCCACCAAACTGCGCACCACCAACAGAAATTGACTGTTTGGGCTGCAAACCAAGTTTCATCACTGGTTCTGAAATCTCTGAAGACGCCAACTGGAAGGGTACTTGTTTCATGGGTGTGACATCATCGGTCACAGGCTCGTTCGTGAAACCGAAGTAGCCCGCCACACTTGAGACCACACCACTAACCTGTGCAACGCTGCTCGCATACGATCCAAGAATCGGCACACTGCTCAGGGTGTTGGCCACTCCCTCGACTGCTGACGCCACCTCCGACACCTTGCTTTGTGCAACAACGACATTCGTAGGTCCACCAAGTTCAACGTCAGTGGCCCAGGCGTACACCTGAATGTCAACTGAAGTGCTTGAAGAACCATTTGCGCTGAGCAACGGTGCGTATTGCACGAGCCTCACGTCGCCCATGTTGGTGAGCCTAGTGGCTAGCGCGATGTCGATGTAGGGGTACGGATACAAGAAAGGCAAAGTGAGTTCAGCCGTTGACACATCTTGATTGTTTAGCCACACATGAGGTTTCTGTGAAGTGGCAACAAGCGTGTTTGAAAGGCTCACAGCCTGTGCAGTGTCCGGGCGCCAACCACTAAGAGGTGTGTATGCCGCCATGAGTGCGCCATAGTAAAACGGGGAGCCGTTGACCAGGAATTTCAGGTGGAGGTTGGCGCGTAGGAGACTGAACCCCTGCAGTTTGTTAGACATTGCCGTAGAGCCGAAAAACGCCGACCATGGGAAGAACTGGAATTTGTTACCATTCGCTGTGTTCTCCACCCACGGATATGTGGCGATGAGCTGTGGACGGGACAGGTATTCAGACAGCCCGTATGGCAGTGACATAGCGCGGGTCGTGGGATTGACGCTTTGTGTGATGTCTACATGTTGCCCCACTGGCTCGTGCACAAATTGTGTGGTTTGCTGCTGTTGTGTTTGCATGTCTCCACCAGCACCAGGCACAGCAGCGAGGTCATAACTGATGTCCGACTGCACAACACATCTACACTCACATGCCACTGGTGGCCGTTGCTTGGGCAAGAGAGTCTTTTCAAAGTGGGGATGGTGCCGGTACCACTCGTCATAATCAAAAGAGGACAGCGAATTGCTGAGTGCCATAGGACGCCCCTCACACTCGAAACGTCCTTGTGCGACAGTCCGGTTCTTCCAAGCCTTGGTTTTCTCCTTCTTACGCGTGGCGTTCGATACTTTTCTGATGACTTTCTCAGTTTCGGGGTGGGTCATTTCCACCTTGGGCCCGAAATGGGTTGTTGGGTTCTTGTGTGTGTTCTTGCTGAAAAGCTGATTTTCGACGCACGGTTTCTTTTCAATCGCCGCACGCTTATGAGCTCGTTTGGGAGACAACCTAATCCCTGTGTAAATACACTCTTCGGGGGAACGCCCCATGGTGGTCGATCCCCAAGGATCCACACTCCACTTCGCTTGGTACTCAAAGTCGGCTGAGTGGCAGTAACTATCCTCGGTTTCCATCGTTTCGGCATCATAGCCAGGCACGATAAGTTGAGCCTGCATCTTCGGCGACGCACTAACGAACCTGTGGATCATCTGATTCCAGGTCGGCGGTGGCAACTCCCGCATGCGCGCCACAAGTTCCGGTGTCTTTGGTAATCCCTGCACAAGGCAGACAATTTGATCATAGAACTCTCTGTCGTGGAAAAATGCCTCAGCCACTGCGGACTGGATAGCAGATGCCATTTGTTCCTCAATGGTGACGGACTTAGACGGCAGGGTGTATAGAAGCATCTTGTATATGCTCTCCTTCGCTAATGTTGCCACCTTCATGCCCGGAAAGGCGCTGTGATCTGCCCACGAACGCTTCAAGAAAGTGACCTCCTCCAAACTGATGTAGGGCCTACTCTCTGCCAACTTGTCAGCCATTGTGTACGTGATGCCCATTGTGGCGAACACATTTTGAATAGAGGTGTGGTTGTACTTTGAGCGGTCTGGGCTCACCTTCAGATAGACGTCGTCTCCAAGCGTGTTGCGAAACACTTTCTCGAAAAACTCGGCGGCAACCTTCACACACTGGTCAAACGTGCCATCCATACCAATGTGGATGATGACGTAGGCGTACATGTGGAGCAGCTGGTTAGCGAGACAGTTGAAAAAAGTCGTCAATTGATGCCCTGATGCCTCCCCGCCAATAAGGCTCACTAGTAAACCAAAAAAGTCGAGTGTTGGGTTCACTGTGTCGGCTAGCAAGGTCTTCAAAACCATGATCTCATCGTCATCATAGTTGCCAGACTCTACAGCCATGAAGATCAGAATCTTGCAAACGGCGTTGCTGATCAGGATGCTCAGTACTGCTTCAAATGCTGCAAAATCACCTGCGACCCAGTTGCCACCTGCTATGCGCATCGCTAGGCGTAACAATTCATGCCATTCCTCTGAGTGTGTGTTCAAACCAACTGCAATACCGAATACGTCGCGCAGTCTCACCATGACACGACACATCGCCATGACACTCATGCGCATGTTGGCCAAGAAAGCCGTTGGCACACAGTGTATGCATCGTGCTTTGTTGGCCGCCACCTTCGCCTTCGACAACATTTCGTCCTTTATCACTGTCGTGTATATGGCGTGCGGTCTTATGCCCTCTCTTGCGGCCTCTCTCATAACGTTCACCTCTTCAGTCACAACTTCGCCAAGTTCCCTGAAGTGATCCCAATGCTCGTGCACTATGGGCGAGGTCATGAATTTCACTTTGGGCCCACGGTGACCATGGCCACCACTGGTAGTGACCTTCATCGCATCCAAATTGGCTACACCAGGAAAACCATTGACCGCCACGTTCAGAGGCACTGGATGAATATCAGCCCAGTCCTCGGGTTTCAAATTCTTCTTGATGTGCCCACAGAACGCTTGAACGCACGCACGTAACACCTTCTCATTCATGCTGTGCGTTGGGTGTAGGTAGTTGGCCAACACCTGCTGTGGCGCCTGCCACGCATTGGTCCTGGGCCGTGCTAATCTGTCAAGAATTGGCGGGTTAAAACCTGCACCTTCGCGAAGGACGTGTTCAAAAAATGGCGTCGGACCACCGGTGAAGTTGTGACGTGCTCGAAAGCCTCGCAACTGTCCGTGAACCAACATGTGGCCAGTCTCATGATAGTCCGTAAAGAGTTTGTCCGTGGGTTTCAAATCCTCGTAGCACGTCTTGAATTGTGCCACCGTACCGTCAGGGTTGAGGTGGCCAACAGTGACCACCTTCTTGTCCTCAAAATCCTCATAGAACAACGGTGCTGCCCAAGCTGTGTTGGACATAGCCGAATATCCACAATGGAAACCGACAATCACGCAGCCTATTGGTGTGTCTATCACAAGTGGTGACCCACACTCCCCACTGACCGTAGGTCTGGAAGGCGTTGTGCGCCAAGCCATCATATCAGCTTCAGGCGCGCCAGTCATGTTCGAAAGACGAGCTGGTCGAGCACCAACAGCACTCACCTCTGTGATGGTACCATCCTCATTCTTCATGAAGTATGTGGCGGGACCGACACTCTGAAAGGAGCGCTTAGGGAAAAGGTGTGTGATCTTCTTGAAAAGACACGGCAGTGACCACGTTTTGATCACAACGAGATCACGTGCTGGGTTCCGTTGCAACATCTCAGGTACGACATATATTTTGATCGAGGGCTGTACGCCATCAACAGTCTTAGGTCCTACCCAAATTGTGAGGTGACACTTGTCGGTAACCATGTGGTTGTTCATGACGATGGTCTCGCTATCAATGACAAGGGCCCTGCTGGTGAGCACAGCCTGCTTACCGTCATGGATGCAGCGAACCTCAACGTAACACAGGTTCTTCCTGATTGCGTTGTACGCTTGGGTAACGTTGTGAGGTACCTTGTGATCCACGTCGAGCTTTGTGATAGCCCTCTCAGTGACTGTCCAAATGTTTTTCTTCTCTACTTCACGCGGCACAGGTAGCTTACCAACTGCATTCAGGTCCATCTGGGCGGTGCAATCATTTCTGTGGCGGGACGCAAGCTCACCGCACCACGTGCAGACGGGCTTTATGTCCTCTGGATTGCAACCCACACCTGGTTTGGCCCAGCTGCCATCATTGTGGAGGTCACAACGACACATGAAGACTGGCTGTTGTGTGATGACACACCTATGGATTTCACCGTCATTGAACATGTGGGGTTTGATCTCATCGGACTCGGAACAGAACCTGGTGTACATCTTGTAGACGAGGGCCATGAAACCTGCAAGAGAGATAACACCCAAAAATAGTTTCAGGTGCTTGTTGTCACCACCAAGTGTGGCGTCGTAAGCTTTGCCTGCACTAACGACAATTGACCCTGCCGCAGCTGCTTTTTGCGCAACGATACTGCTCACAACCCACTGTGTGGCTCTGTAACTGTACAGAAAGTTCACACACGACCTGAAAGTCGCATGTTCGAAATACTGCACTGCGAACCAGAGACCGACACGTTCGGTGTAAGTGTGTGGCTGAGTAACTTCGGCTAAAGCATCTCTGCTGTACATGCCAGGTTCGGTGATGGCCGTTTTGTAGTGCTTCACATAGTCCAAACCACCACGTACAATGTCGGCCATGGGCCAACCTTCTGAGATGTTGCGGGGGGCTTCTTGGTAGATGTAGTTGTCGAGGACAGCAAGTTCCGCGTCATCAAAATCCTTGTCGACAAAAGCGAGAACAGTTTTCCTGACAGACTCCAAGTGCTCAACGAGGAAACTGCACGGTTTGCCTCTGCGAGGTGTGAAAGTCAAGTACACCTGTTCGATCTCAGAGGAATCGAAATCAATTTCTGTGAGCACCGACAACTTCTCATGAGGAGACAACTTCTGAAACGATGCTATACTCTTGTCGAGTTCTGTCTCCAAAAACTCAACAACGTCCTCATTGGGTTCCTCGCCGTAGTAGGTGGCGTCAAAGTACTTGCTGTAGTAATCCTCGTCCCAAAACTGCTTGAAGTACGCAGCATCAGCACCTTTTAGCGCATGGTACTTGCGACTCATCTTGTCACGAAGAACACAGCACATACCGACACGAACCTTGGCCTTGATAGCTAGTTCTAAGTTGCCGTCAGTCAAAAACCTATCCCTCTCATCATCACTCATAGGTCGACAGAGAATGCCAGCCTGAGCTTTGACGGAGGATGGGTCACCAGAAAGGACCTCAGAATCAGCGTTTGCACAGATGCAAATTGAACTAGGCGCACCACACTCACAAAGGGTTTCGGGACCCATGGCAGTGGTGGTCAGCATCAACCTGTCTTGGTTGTCAATGTGCTTCTTGTACAGACTTGCCAAATAAACCAAAAGGTCGGAGTAGTGGCTGAAGGTGTGTTTGGGTTCAAACCTGCCCTTCAGGCCTTCCACCACGGGCAAGGCGACTTCAAAAGTCCAAAGATCAGGGTACTGAACACCACTCGGGATCTTGGTCTCATCAATGCGCTCTTCACCAGGAATCCTATACTCTGGCTTGACAGTCGGCGTGATGCGCACCTTGAGACGGCGCATGAAGGCGCCAGAACTGTTGTAGTACATGTCGGCGTTGAGGTCGTGCATATTCGAAGTGACCCCGACCCACTCAGATAGGAATGGTATTTTGCCTTTGTCTTGTAACTCAGCCTGGTTCGTAATGAACGGGATGTTGTTGATGGCAGAGATGATGTCCTTGATAGATGGGTCTACACCCTGAACAACATTGGGTCTGAACTTACCGGCATCGTCAAAAAGGACACCAGCAAAATGTGACTTGTAACCGGAGTAGAAGGGGTCATTGTCATCACGAGTCCAGCAGACTGCCTGTTCTTTGGCGATGTTGCGCACACTACAGTAGTGGTTGAACAAACCTGCGGCGATGAATGATTTTGCTATGCCAGCGTTGCCATACAGAAAAAGCCCAAAGGGCGCCCTGCGAAACGAGGCTGCTACCATCGAAGAGCTGTGTCGCTTCAGAATGAGCTCGAGTTCAAGGATCACAGAATGAATGACGGTGTGCTGTGTCCCAAGCTTGAAAACCTTCGACAACTTCTTACCGTCGTCAATACACGACTCAAGTTTGGCGATGTAGACTGGCACGGTCATACCAATTGCACTGGGGTTGGAGATGAATTCAGCATCCTTACGGAGGGCTGCTGCTTCATCCAGAAACCTGGTTACCACGACCTCGTCAATGAAGAACGATTCAATGGATCCAGTAGCAAGGGCTTGACGTCCAGCTTTGGCCAAAAACAAGAGGAGTCCGACAACAGCATCAGCGAAGCTCAAACAATCCCAAACCTTGGGTCTGATCTTCTTCTGCTCGAGTTGGCTGAACAGTTTGGGGTCAACCTCGACGCCGATCTTGGTGTAGAAGGCATGGGCAATGATGTGGTTGAAAACCTTGATCACTTTGTTGCCCAGAACAGATTTCTTGGCACGATCGATGTTTTTGTAGAGGGCATCAAAAGTGTCCAGCCATGTGTTCTCTGAACCTTGCCAAAACGGCATATCACTCATCATGTCATCAGCGAATTGGTCAATCATCCTGAGGATGGAACCAGTGGCTGACTTGCCTGTGACAGTGGAGAAGAAGCTGCATGCAGCAACTACCAAACAGGTCTTCGATTTTGCATTCCGGTACTGGTACAGGAGCGTGAAACTAGCCTCGATGTATAACATGGAGGTCTCAACTCTGGGGTCTGAAAAGATTTTCAGTTCCTCTGTGGCTTTATCGCGGTTTGGCGAATTCATGATGGCGCTAGAATAGCGGGAACCTACGGAGAGTGTGTTCAAACACCCTCTCTCAAAATGTGTTGGTGGGCGCATGGTGTGTGTTTTCTCTATAGGTCGTATCTGATTTTTGGAGGATGTATTATTCGGCCGATCAAGGCTATATCCATAATTTCTCTTCGCGGGTGGAACCGCTAGCTGAGTAACAGCCGATCTCAAATCTTTGGGCTATGTTCAAAAAATGGGTCTCAATACGGTTGGGGTCATTAGTTCCAACCTTTGTTTCTCGTCGACAAAATTGTACGGAGAGGAGTTTCAAAAGAGATTCCAAGTTTCAAACGGTGAAAACCATTCATAGCTTAGTAAAATGAATCCTATCAGGAGCTTAAATAATAGACGTCACACATAGATTTTTATATTGTTTTGTGTGTATGGTGCTCCGAAAGGTTTTAACGATAAACCAGTAAACGATACTCAAATTGTTTTCGTTTTTATATATTGGTCACATGCATAAACAGATAGGGGGGGTGTAGTCTTTCCTACAGTCAAGCTAAGAGTCAATTCAACAGGATCTTGGACATTACCTAGTACAAGTGGAAGTGCGGTAGTCCAGCAGTATCCAGTATGCAAAAGGGTTCAACAAGACTACGACACAATGGAAGTAGTTAAAAAAGACGTCGCTCGGCTAAGAGTCGACAACAAACGCATGGGTAGGGGGTTACCCTACCC